AAGCCTTATGGGAAAAAAGGAAGATCGTGACTACAAAGATGAATATAAAAAGTTCCAATCATCAAAAAAGAGTTTAAAGTACAGAGCCGAGTTGAATAAGTATAACAGAGCCAAAGGAACTTATGGTAATGGTGATGGGAAAGATGCATCACACAAAAATGGTAAAATAGTTGGAATGGAAGATGAGAGTATCAACAGAGGAAGAGCAGAAAAAAGTAGACTAGTAGGATCAAAGAGAAAATGAAAGAGGACAAATAGTGATCAGTTTAACCGAAATCGCAGCCAGAAACTTTAAGAGAATTCGTGAGGATGAAGAATTGTCAGAGAATGTACCACTACGAGTAGCCGTTAAAGGTGGTGGTTGTGCTGGTTATGAGTATTCTCTAACATTCGATGAACCAGTGAAGAAAGATTTAATGTTTGAGTCAAAAGGTTTACCTATAGTGATAGATCGCAAAAGTCATATAGTAGTAGATGGACTAGAGATAGATTGGTCACAAGACTTATCTGCACCTGGCCCACGATTTGAAAACCCTAGAGCAGCTTCAACGTGTGGTTGTTCTACTAGTTTTTCGATTAAACAGGAGGGGTTTGATAAACCTGTGTGGATGAAATAATATGGCATACTCGGAAAAAGTAATAGAGCATTATGAAAATCCAAAGAATGTGGGGTCCTTAGACCCCAGTAGGCGTAGCGTCGGGAGTGGCTTAGTTGGCGCTCCCGAATGTTAACTTGTGGAGATGTAATGAAACTTCAAATCGAAGTCAATGACGATACAGGAATCATTGAGAACGCAGTATTCAAAACATTTGGATGTGGTAGTGCAATCGCTTCTAGTAGCCTCGCCACAGAATGGATTCGTGGAAAAACTATTGATGAAGCAATGACACTTGATAATGTAAAAATAGTAGAGGAACTTTCACTACCACCAGTAAAAATTCATTGTAGTGTTTTAGCAGAAGATGCCATTAAGGCAGCAATTAAAAATTACAGAGAAAAAAATGAAACAATTTAGAGAATTTATAACAGAAGAACTTTCTATCAGTAATAATGAAGTGACAGAGTTATTAGTTGATTCAATATATTCCAAGTATATAGATACTCATGACAAAAATTCAATAGAATGTGTGGGCTGGATGGATGGTACTGAAAATTCACAGAAGAGGTTTCAAAAAATATATGAAGGTGGAATTGGTAATGATGATTCAATTTTAGATGTCGGATGTGGAGTAGCACATCTTCATACATATTTGAAAACTCAAGGATGGTCTGGTAAATATCTTGGATTTGACCCAAACAAAAAAGCAATTGATTTGATAGATGAAGATATCAATACAATGTGTGGTACAATAGATGGACTACCTGAGTTTATGAAATATGATTGGGCTATTGCAAACGGAGTTTTTAATTTAGGTTTGAAGGAAGAACACTCGTTTTCGATTATTGATAATATGATATCTCGTGCCAATAAAGGGATTATATTCAATATGTTACGATCACCATATGAAGATGACAAGTATGAAGCATATGATCCAAAAAGAATACAACATAAATTAAGTGTAGTTGAACACAGTAAAATAGAAATTGTGGAAAATTACATGGAAAATAATGCAGAATTTACTGTCTATTTTTATAAAATATAAGGATTTATGGATAAAAAATTTAAACACTATCTAGTAGAATTTGATTCACCACAAATTTATTGTGATATGGATGGAGTATTAGCAGATTTCGTGAAGGGGGTGAAGGATCAGGTTGGCGGAAAGTTTAATGATGATAGATGGACTGAATTGCCAGATGATTTTTTCTTAAATTTAGAACCAATGTCAGATGCTAAACAACTGTGGGGGTTCATAGGAAAATATGATCCATTTATTTTGACTGCCATTCCAAGATCATCAAGAGGGCCGATTGCAAAACGTGCAGCTGCGGATAAGGCTAGATTTATGAAAAGGTGGTTTGGAGTAGATCAAAAAAATATATATCCTGTATCTAGGAAAAATAAAGCAAATTTTTCAATAGATGGTAGAGATGGTAGACCAAATTTACTCATTGATGATCATTTGGGTAACATACAAGAATTTAGTAAAGCACGCGGAATCGGAGTCCATCATACAAGTGCGAGTAATACAATCAAACAACTGAAAGAAATCGGTTATAAATGAGGACTTTATGAAAGAATTATTTAATCAGCCCGAATGGATAATGCTAGGATTAGTTGTATTCTCTTCATTCTGGATATTTCTATTTAATTATAGACAAGACAATAAAGACAAGTATAATGGTCATTGGCCGTTAATTTTACTTGATTTGGTCATCAATATGGGAATGTCTGTAACTGGATACATGTTAATTTTAATTGTATTCACTAATGTTGCACAACTTAAACCCTATGAGGATTATCACTACCCTATTGGTTATCTTTTTGGACTCACTTCTAATGTGAGTATTCCAATTGTTCTTAAATGGTTTGGTGAACAGATTACCAAAAAATTAAATGAAGTAGGGAAAGGGAAATAGATTATGGCTGAGCAAGAAAAATCACAAGCAAACGGTAAAGACCAAAAGATACTTCAACATGATATTGAAGAGATAGATAGAAAAGTAGAAGATGTTCAACAACTAGAAAATATGATTAAAGAACAAACAGTTGCTAGTAAATCTTTCATTTATGTTATTATCGCACTTCTTGTATATTTAATCTTTATGGTTATACCTGACATAGATCAAAAAGTTACATGGATGGAAAAGGATCTCAATTCTATTCTAGTTCAATCAGAACGATACAAAAAATCAACTAGAGTATTTGCGAAAGATAATCAATGTGCAGATTGCCATCTAAGTCCTGATTTTTACCTCTTCAATCTCTTAAAGAAATATCCAAGTTTCTCTGATGTTAAAGCATTTATGACAGTAGGACATCAACGATATTATACTATGGCAACACCACTACCTGATGCTGAACTATTAGAAATTTATCGAGCGTTACAATGATATTCATGGGAAAAGTTCTTGCTAGTTTGATGTGGTTATTCTGGATAATGGTTGTGGATAATTCTGCAATGGGTCAAGAGGACAATACTTCCATCACACTAGAATACAATCCTTCCTACAGTACTACATTTGACAGAGTAATGAAAAGAAGATATGTCATTTGTGGAACTCAAGATGACTTTCCAGGCTTCTCTGAAGAGAAGTGGAGCGCAGAAGATGGTACAAAATGGATAGGGTTTGATGTTGATATGTGTCGTGTTGTTGCAGCCGCCATGTTTGGTGATGCAACCGCTATAGAATTCATTGAAACCAATGGTAAAACACGATTTGATTTTTTGATAGATGGTACTATTGATATACTTTCACGTGCAACTACTTACACATTCACTAGAAACGTACTCAAAAGACTTGAGTTCGCACCCACAACATATTATGACGGTCAGGGATTTATTGTAAGAAAGACGCTTGGTGTATCCTCTGCAAAACAACTAGAGGGCGCAAAGATTTGTTTTAGTTCTACTGGAACTGGTGCAAAGAACATTGCAGACTTCTTTGCGACTCATGGAATAAATTACATTCCTGTTCCTGTACCACCAGACAAAAAAGCAAAACAAATGTATATTGATGGTGGATGTGATATGTATGGAACTGATAGGTCTGGTCTGGCTTCTAATAGATTGGGTTTCAAAGATCCTGACAGACACATGATACTTCCTGAAATTATTTCCAAAGAACCTCTAGGACCAGTTGTTAGATATGGTGATCAACAATGGTCTGACATAGTAAGATGGTCGATATATGTTTTGTTTATAGCAGAAGAGATGGGTATCAACTCAAAGAACATTGACACTTTTAAGAACAATATAGATCCTAACATTCAACGATTTATGGGTGAGATAAATGGTTCAGACCATCCTAATCTTGGTGCAAAATTGGGATTGCCTGCTACTTGGTCGTATGATATAATAAAACAAGTTGGAAACTATAAAGAGATATATGACCGTAACATCAAGAATAAATTAGGACTGAGTAGAGGACTTAATAAGTTATATAATCATGGTGGATTGCTTTATGCACCACCTCTCAAATAATAAAGGTTAAGCACCAATGGAAAATGATATAAGAGAAAAATATGCTAAACTGAAAGCAGACCTGAAGGCAGACCTTGATCTAAAAGAAGAAGAGGCTCAAAAGTTAAAAGAAGGGAAAATTCTTGCTGGAATGAAAGATGCATTTTCTAGGGCATTTGTTAATCCAATGCATCAAATAATGGGAGCAGAACTTGTACCTATTAGAGAAGAAGTTATTGAAGAACCAGAAATACAACTAGTTTTTACTGATGAGTTGCCCGAGGAACCGGTTGGACCAATCGCCTTACTCAACCAAGTTGATGAAGAACTGGATGATGACGAGGTTGTTGAAGAATTGAATAGGATGGGTGAAAGAAGATTAGAAGAAGATTCTGAAGAGGAAGAAGATATTGTTGAAGAGGAAGAAGATATTGTTGAAGAGGAAGAAGATATTGTTGAAGTTTCGATAATGAATTCGGCAGTTGATGCAATATCAAAACAAGAATCTTTTAGAGATAAGATAGAATTACAAGAACAGCCATCTGATATTGTTTCCAAGAAACTTGAAGCAATTGAAAATCAACTTAGGCATATCAATTTAGATATGTCTAATATTGGTGGTGGATTAGATCCAAATAAAATTTCTGCAAGTTTAATTCCTACTACTACCAACACCTTTAGTTTGGGTTCTCCTACTAGAACTTGGAAAGATTTACATTTAAGTGGTGCCACTCTTGTAATTGGAGATACGAGTCTAGCTTCATCTGAACTTACTGTATTGGATGCTGTTGCTGCCGGTACTGTATCTGCAAGTAAAGCAGTGATCGTTGATGCGAATAAAGATATTACTGGATTTAGATATGTAAATGCAACATCGTATCTTATAGATGGAACTGTAATAACCTCATCTGCTGCTGAACTTAATTTGTTGGATGGTGTTTCTGGATTAATTCAAGCAGACTTTACGAAACTAGCTGCTGTAACCTCATCTGCTACTGAACTTAATTTGTTGGATGGTGTTTCTGGATTAATTCAAGCAGATCTGACAAAATTGGCTGCAATAGATGCAACCGCCGCAGAACTTAATATCATAGATGCTGGAGCAACAGTCACTACACCAACAGTTGCGGGTGGGGATGCATTTGTTATGGATGATGCTGACGTTGGAATGGTTCAGGTTGACATAGATAATGTAGATACCTATCTGTCAGCAACAACAAAAACTCTGACTAATAAAACACTCACTGCACCTACTCTGACAACTCCTGTACTCGGCACTCCTGCATCTGGTGTTATGACTAATATGACAGGAGCAGTCACCGCTTCAATAGTTGATGATGCTGTTACAGTTGCTAAAATGGCAGTGAACTCAGTAGATAGTGACCAGTACGTTGATGGAAGTATAGATACTGCACATATCGCTGATAATCAAATAACTCTTGCAAAACTGGCTGGTGGTACAGATGGAAATATAATTAGTTTTGATGCTTCTGGTAATCCAGTTGCTATTGCTACTGGTTCTGATGGACAAGTATTGACTTCAACTGGGGCGGGAAGTCCACCAGCATTTGAAAATGCAAGTTCTACTATTGCTGATAATGCGATTACACTTGCTAAGATGGCCAGCGGGACTGATGGAAATATAATTAGTTACGATGCTTCAGGTGATCCAGTTGCTATTGCTACTGGTTCCGATGGCCAAGTACTAACTTCAACAGGAGCAGGAAGTCCACCAGCATTTGAAACGATCACTAATTTTACTACGCCCGGAGATGTAATGGCCCTTGCTATTGCATTAGGATAAATATAAGTAAAGGATAACTATGGCAAATGCATTTAAAAATAGAACATTACGAGCAGTCGGGACAGGTGCAACAGATGTTGGGGCGGTTGTAGCAGCTGACACACAAACTACCCTTATAGGAATGACTGTTGCAAACATAACCTCTGCGGTTATAACAGTAACGGTTACTTTAATAAACGGTTCCGATACAACACATCTTGTAAAAGCGGCGCCGATTCCTGTGGGCGGAAGTTTGATAGTCCTCGGCGGTGAGCAAAAAGTTGTCCTTATGACTTCAGACAAAATTACTGTCACCTCAAGTGCCAGTTCAAGTGCAGACGTTATCATGAGTTATTTGGAGATTACTTAAATGTCATACTTAGGGCGTAAGGGGGCTTCCGCAGCATTGACCAGTGGGGATATAACTGACGGTATAATCGGAACTGCAGACATAGCAGATTCAATTACGTTGACTACACCGAATTTGGGTACACCTTCAGCCGGAGTAGTAACTAACTTGTCTGGTGTTCTTCCGGTAGGTGTAACTGGTGGGTCTGGATTGTCAGGTGTTATTCTACAATCTGAAGTACAGGCTTTTGGGTCAACTTGGTCATCTAGCAGTAACCATTCGGTATATCAAACAGTTACTAATTTAACACATACAAATTTTGTTGTATCAAGTGCCGGAAACAAAGTTTATATCATGTTAAGTATTCGTGCGAGTGTCAATAGTAGTGCAGACGGTTTCTCTGTTAAAATACTGAGAGGCTCAACCCTTCTTTTAGAATCTATAAACAATTTTTATAGTCAAGGTGGGAGTATGGGTTCCCAAATAGCTTTTAATAATTTAGAAGTTCCCGGAGCAGGGACATATACTTATACGGTGCAAGTTAAAAATCGGCAGAATTCATCAATCAGCATCAATCCAAATGCTACAACTGGCACATCAAGCATGACCCTTTTTGAAATAAAGGCATAAATGGAAATACCCTCTCAGGCAATTAAAAATTTAGTAGGAACGGATTACGGTTATACATTTGACCAAGTGAATTTTAACACTTTAGTTTTTCATGATGGAATTAAAAGATTAGATAAATCTGATTATGATGCTGAAATAATCCGTCTTCAAGCCGAGTTTATAGCAAATGCCTACGCAAGATCAAGAGCCTCTTCCTACCCCTCGGTGGGCGAACAGCTAGACATGATGATGAAGGACAAAAGGGACGGCACAACGACACACCAGACGGCCTGTGAATTGGTGAAATCAACATACCCAAAAGGATAATACATGGCATATATTGGACAAGAGCCTGGACAAGGCCAAGCGGAGCGTTATCTCTTCACAGCGACAGGTTCTGGCACCGCAATAACCGTAGATGACTCAGGAATATCTACTGCTTATACGGTAAATCAAGTGTCAGTGTACCTAAATGGCGTGAAACAAGTTATTGGCACTGGTAAAGACGTAGTGGCAACTGATGGATCAACAATTACGTTTGCTTCTGCTTATGCATCGGGTGATGTTATTGAAATCATTGCATTGTCCTCGTTCAGCCCTGCTGATACAGTACCTAAAAGTGGTGGCACGTTTACTGGACAGATAACATCAAACAGTCTCCAGAATGAAACATCCATGAGTGCAGACGTTACAATTGCTGACGGCAAGTCAGGCTTTATCTGCGGTGCAGTGACAATTCCAAATCTCACAGTCAACGGCAATCTAGCAGTTTCAACATCACTAAATGTGACTGCTAATGTCGCCATTGGATCGACTGGCTCACTTAACATAATAGGATAACTATGGGCGACTTTACGATTAATCAGAAGAATGTAATTACTCAGTCAGGGAGTGCCGAACCTGTGTTGGCTAGTAATGTGGTTTTTCCGGTAAACCATATTGTACAAATTTTATACGGTGGTTCTGTAGCATCATCAACAGGTACAACTACATTTCCAGTTGATGATACTATTCCACAAAAAACTGAAGGTGATGAAAAATTTACATTAGCAATTACCCCCAAAAGTGCAACTAACAAATTGATGTTTGATGTTAGAGTTTTTGCGGCCAATTCCGCTCAGTATGCGTGGTTGACTGTAGCATTGTTTCAGGATTCTATCGCGAATGCTATTGCTTCTGGCACGACTATGGTTGCCGCACAAGCAAATGGAATTGGGCAGCTCTCTTTTGTACACCAACAAACCTCTGGAACAACTTCTGCTGCTACGTTTAAAGTGAGGATTGGTTGTAGTGGTGGCACAACTACATTAAACGGTCATGGAAATGGATCACGACTGCATGGAGGTACTTTAACAAGCAGTTTAACAATTTATGAGATACAGCAATGAGTACTCTACAACTAAACGGTAAGACACTAGCAACACAAACATCGT